TTTGTATTAATAGGTGATTCTATTATTTTACCGTTTATATCATATGGGTTGATGAAGTTATTTAATTCTATAAAATCAACCTGAGTTTTTCCAGGTATAATCTTTTTAATACTGAATTGACCAGAAGCAGAATGAATATAACTTGTACCTGGTATAATTTTATAAATTTGTTCAGTTTCCCCTGTTATTTCAGTAAAAGCTTCGTAATTAACTGCTCCACTTGAATTAATTCTTTGAATGAGTTCATTTATTAATGACTCTTTCTTAATGGGGTCTGTATTAATGTTTATAATATTTATAAGACCGTTTTTACTTACCCTTATAGATGTTTTATGTTCATCTATTTCATGGGATATTATTAAATTATTTAAGAATTGAGTTGTATTAGTTTTAGGTGGTAATTTAGATGGCCCTCTTTTTTTAACGCGGCCTTCGTATTCTACCGTTGTCATTTTATTTTCATGTTTTTCCATGTCTATTTTCCCATCTTTTACATCTATCTCATCATCTTCTTCAAGAATAAATAAGTCTGATAAGATTTCATCAGTTATATTAGCTTTTATAAACGATTCTTTAATGTCTGAATAATCACCTGAATACCTTGGGTCATTTAATATATAATCTCTAAAACCACCAAGTGTTAAAAACAAACTTTCATCCCTGGGACGATCACAATTATTTGCATGATTTGAACCACCTAAACGTTGACAGATTGAACAATATGTTCCATCTTGTATAGGTCCTATACCTGGTCGATTGTAATTTTCTGTTATTGTTCCATCATCATATACATTTTTCTTATATAAACTAAGTTTATAAAAACCTGTATCACCTTCATCTAATTTAAATTTAGTTTTAAGTGTATCCAGATTTATTATTTCAAGCTGATTATCTTTAAAGTCGAGTTTATTTATAAACATATTTACTCCATTTATTTTAACATTACTTGACATGTAAATTTAATATAATTAAATATTTTATTATTTAAATATATTTAAAGTATAGAGACATTATTAATAAAATGACGACAAATATTGATAAATTCAATACATTATTTAATGAATTTATTGATAAAATAATAAATAAATATCCAGATGCGTCTCTTTCAGACTATAAAAAAGCTTTTATTCTTTTGAAAATTGCATCACCTTCAACACCCGCTAGTCTTTTTATGGCCGGGTGTATAGATTATAAAGATGAAATTAAATACAGGGATGAAGCGTTTTTTATAAACAGTGAAACTATAAAAAATAAAATTACTAGTTTTTCTATAGAAATTGGAATAAATAAATACTGGGATGAACTTACTGATACCACTAAAACAGCTATATGGGATTACATTCAATCTCTTTTTTTATTGGGAGAACTTATAATCAATCAAAACCCGTCTGAATTTAATAAAATTAGAAATTCTAGCGTTCAAGATTATAAACAGGAAATTTCCAATTTACATCAACAAAAATTTTCTACAGACTTTTTAACAAAATTAAATTCTTAACATACAATAAATATGACCTCATATTGGTTTACTGACTTATGTGCAATATTTAATTCATTCTCGATAAATCCATTCTACGGAAGAGATAAAAATCAACAGTATAACTCTCTTACAAGACTAATAATAATATCTACAATAATCGCTGCAATAAATTACCCAAAAGAATATGCAACTATAATATCAACTGGAATGTTTTCAATATTATTATCAGTATGTATTTATTTTATAACTCTTAATTCATCTAATTCTGTAGAGTCTAGAACTATACAGAATATACCTACTGATTTCGGGAGTGAGGAAGACAGGGGTGGACTTACAAATAGAGGAAAAGAATTATTACAAGATTATAATACTAACACTAAGAATTCTATTTTAATTAATCACCCTACATTAGATACTGAAAATATTAAACATAGATTCATTTTAGATGGAAATAAAACCCCTGGTTTAATAAACGGCGAAGATGTAAAAAAACCCGAAAATAAATTATTCGGTCAACAAATTATGACGGGGACTGTTAAACAATTAAACACCGTTAATAAAAATTTATCGCCAGTGTAAATGTAAATTAATTTAAATAAAAATAAAATGTATATTTATATTAAACGTTATGAATTACGCTAGTGATGTAAACACGTTAAATCCTTTAATAGAGCATGCTCCTATGAGAGATAATAATATAAATTACGGGGGTTTAGATTATGGACACATAAATTCGTTATCATCTACTAATAAAAAACAACCGGTTGTTAGACGTATAGACTCTATGAATCACGCTTCTCAACAAAATGGAATAAGTCGTGAATTAAATGTACATAATAAACAAGGGTCTTTAGGATATTCATTAAGAGATTCTAATATATTTGATATCTTTAAAAATATTCCAGGTCCTAAAGTTGAGCCATACACTCTTATTGAAGATACATCAGCTGATGATAATGAAATTACATATAATCCCGCCCCAAGAATTGGTGATAAAAATAGTGCACCATTTAGTACCCCAAGTAGAAATATAGCAATACTAGACACTCCAACTAGAAATGGAGATACTCACCCTTCTGTATTACAGAATAGAAATGCTAGGATGCGAGCAGGTGTAGGCAAAAATTAAAATAATTTAATGAATTTAAAATTATTATATAATTATATTGTGTATCTATATAACTATATAATGTTTATGCAATCTAATGTAGGAACATATGAAGTGAGAAGAGATCCTTTAACTCAAGAGTTATCGATAACTCCAATGAGTCAATCAGAATATTCTCTTAGACAAAGCGAAGATTATTCATACAATAGTACTATCAATGATATGATAGCAGAATTTGACTCTATACATACGTTTTTCTCAGTTCAACGTGTTATAGAAATGATAAATAATATGGAGATGATGGTATCTAATATCTCAAAACCTACAATATCTATTGAAAATTTTGAAAAATTAGAAAAATGTAATGATGTAACAGATTGTTCAATATGTTTTGAAAACAGGAAAGACAATATTAAATTAAATTGTGAACACATTTATTGCAATAGATGTATTAAAAAATGGCTTACTGAAAAATCAAATACTTGCCCAACATGTAGAAAAGAAATTGTATTTAATGATGTGTAATTTTTGAATTAAATTAAATTAAATTAAAATATATCCATATAAATAAATGGAACTGCAAACAGTAGTAATATTTATCGTATTTTTATCATTTATTGGTATATATATTAATGTATATAAATCTCCAAACTTAAAAGATCCGGAGTTATTAAAATTGCCAAAAATGTTTAGAAGTAAACTTACTGAAAAGGAAGAATTAGACATGAACGAAATGTCAGCAGATGAACTTGCGGCTAGAATAGTTAGAGAAAAAAACGGGAAAAAAACTCAGTATAATGCGATCGGTGATGTAGTATCTCGTGAAAAGGAATATAAAAATAAAGGTTTAACCGAGGGATTTATAACAACAGACTTTGATTCTCAAAATGTATCTTCAGTTGGAACTAAAAGACCTTATCAATGGCACGGCGCATCATCACAAAGAGAGTGGCCAGATAACCCTAATCCAAATGCAGGACTTTCATATAATGTATATCATCCATTAACCACGGAAGAATTAAAGAATATATCATCTAGTGATACACAAAATAATGTTACTAAAATGGCGGGTCCTAAAGTAAGAAAGGCAGCTGGAGAACAAACTGTTGGTGTTTTTATTGGAAAGGATAAAACTTATGACGAGTTAGAGAACAGACAAAGTAATAAAGAAATTAATCAGGCAGTATCAATAATAAGAAACGCTACTGCAAATGCTAATAAACAATTTGTGGTTATGAATGATGTAGATAGAACAAAAACAGGTGAACGTTATGGAATGAAGAAAAATAACGCATTATATTCTTATACTAACGTGAGGGTAAAACCGAACATAAATGTATCTATGACAGATAAGGATGTTTCAAATGTAGTATCAAAAGATATAAAAATAGATCCCATGGGGACTTTAATAAAAAAAACATCTGAATTTATAAATTAAATAAAAAATAATTATAATATAACATAGTAATAAATGGAGCATAGCAATTTTCCAACAGAATGGCAACAACCATTATATAGACTTAATAAATATTCAAAAGCTGAAATGCAAGATGAGACTAATAATATAGACCATGGCATTGTGACTGTAAGACCTAGGGAAAATATAGTTACGTACGAGCCTGTTAGACAAAAAAATCGTACCTTAAATCCAGGTCCTATAATAAAACCTCAAGTAAATAAAGATAGAAACTTTAATTTAGATAAAACACAAAAACCTGCATTAATGAGTATAAAACCAGATGATAAAATAATAGATATGTCTTCTACTCCAGGGTTTTCAATGGGTACTCAATACACGCAAAGTCATAACAGGGAGTTTAATTACGTTGCTCCTAAAAATGGTATAATAAGAGCACACAGAGAAGTAAATAAACCAAAAGTAATAAGTCAAACAAATGTTGCTCGAGTTAATCCTAGAAAACTTCTAAGAAAGACTAATATGTTTGACACCGATAGAGAAATAACAAATTATACTCCTATACACTCGATAGAACAGCCTTCGGTAAAGGTATATAATATTCAGTAATTATTCTTAAGTTTTTATTATTTTAAATATTTCATCAAAATTGTCTTGAATAGTTTTTTCAAAGCTAGATCTTAGTTTAATAAAACTTCTCTTATTTGTATCGTCTATAGAGTATTTTATTGTCTCTAAGGACAGTAATTTAACGTCTAGTATTTCTAAAAATTTTTTATCATTGTTTATATTTGATAGAAATTTTTTTGTAGACATGAATCTATCTCTATATACATTACTAAATGGTATTTTTACGATATACATATAGTATTTATTCCCAGATGGAGTTTTTGAAACTATACAACGACTAGGTTTTATAATTTTTTTAATATCTAGTATATCCCCTATACAACCAAGAGTTTCTTCCCATGTTTCTCTAGCAGCAGTATTTTCAGGATCACATCTATCTGATAATTCTACGCCTCCTCCAAAATTAGACCATCTATTGTCTTTATCCTTACCTAAAAAAAAGTAAGGTGTATTATCAAGAGATTTACAATAAAAAAGAACCCCACTCCCGTATCTTATATTATTTTGTATCATTATATAATTTATTATTATTTACTTTTAAACTGTTTAACTTAAAAATATAATTTATGGTATAGAATGTATGAATGAAATTATAAAAAAACAGAACATAAATGGACCAATGGGTGTTTTATTTTCACGTTCCCAAGTACTTAAAAAAAATAATGACATTAATTATAGTATGAGCGCCAGTGTTCCAAATATTAAGTTAGTAACAGAAGAATCTGTAAGACCTCTTGTTAAATTAGACAATAGCGTAAGAATAAATGACATAGATGTAGTTAAAGATAAAAATAAAGATGATGACAAAGATTCTGTATCATCCGGTAGCACAGTAGAGGCAAAACCTGTTGAACCTAAGAAGAGTTTTGGTAAAATAAAACCAAGTCTTAAATCTAAGTCAAAATTTAACCCGGAAGATTATCAAAATTTTGTAAACAATTCAAAGACAAAAGATCGTAAAAAAGATGAGTCGTCAGATGATGAATCTGAAAGCGGTAGTGAAAGCGGTAGCGAAAGTGGTAGTGAAAGCGGTTCAGACGATTATTCGGATGCTTCATCTCAGAGTAGTTCAGGTAGCGAATCTAAAACTAAAAATTCTAAGCAGGAAAAGCAAAAAATTTTATTACAACTCGTAGCACTTGAAAAGAGGGGTGTAGAATTAACAAAAAAATATTCTATGTCTTCCAAATTAGATGAATTAAAATTCGAATTAAAATTACACGAATCAAATGCTGAAAAAGAAGCGGGTGTTAAACTGCAGCAAAAAATTTTACTAGCTGCTGTGTACGGATTAGAGATAGCTAATAATAAGTATGATCCAATTGGAGCTAAACTAGACGGTTGGTCTGAGTCTGTTATGGACAATATTGATGATTATACAACTATTTTTGAGAAACTTTATGATAAGTATAAGAGCAGGGCTGATCTCCCACCTGAATTACAACTTATGGTTACATTGGTTGGTGGGGCGTTTATGTTTCACACGACCAAAACACTATTTAGTTCTGCAATGCCGAGAGGCTTGAATGATACTCAATCGGCGGAAATAATGAAAAATATCAATTCTGCTATGTCTAAGGAAGCTCAACCACATGTATCAAATGTATCAACATCGGAAATAACAGGTCCTTCTTTGAATTTATCTAATATGTTTCAAAGATCTGATGATGCATCATCAATAGGAACCGTTGAAACATCAAAAGAAGTAACTATTAACCCAAGAGGTAAAAGAGCTATAAATCTTTAATTATTTTTTTAAAAAAAAATATTTACATTAAAATAAAATGAAAGAATCTAATATGCAGTTACTATTAGCACTTGCTGCTGCGGTAATAATTTATCTTCTTATGAGACCCGCATGCGCGCCACCAGTCGGAACAGCTACTGCTACTACTACTACAGGTGCAACCGCCCCTGGGGTGACTACCACCACTGTTGAAAATTCGCTTACTGCACTAAAAAATGCTATAGGTGTTCAGGGTAAGATGCGTAGAATGGTACCTCGTGAAGATAATCAGAGACAAACAACCCTTGTTGGTATTGGAGAAAAATGTCCACCTGGTTATTCTATGGCTCCCAATGGATTTAATCTATCCAACGGCGGTTGCCATGTAACATGTGGTGGTAATGGTCCATGTGGAGCTGGTCCAGATGGGCTAGATGATAATGGTGTACCAGTCCCCCAGAGATGTTGCCAGGAAGACATTTAAATTTAATTAAATAATAAAATAATTTGTATAATATAAATAAAACACAAATGACTTTATTTTACTCTAACGTTCAAAATAAACGCAATTCTTTATATTCGTACAATCCTAGTGCGGTAACGGGTTCAACTTTTAATCCAGTAGCCGCTGCCAGTGCTATTGTTAGCGGACCAACAGAATCCCGATTCCGAAAAAATGAAAATCAAAATCAGGCTCAGAATGTAAATAAACCAAATACTGGGATAAAACAATCTAAAGAATATAATCCACTCGGTAATACTCTTAAGACTATGTATGATAATACAACCAAAAGACATGCTATCATTGTAAAAAGATTGGACAAAATAGAAAATTTTATGCTATTAATTCTTATAATTGTAGCGCTTATAGCTATTAAACTTTATGAAAAATAAACAACTTTAGAACTTAAGTTGAGTAATGTGTATCTACTATTATTATAGAATGATTTTCTAAATTCTTCTATAGTTAAAGTTCCTCCATAATCTTTTAAATTTAAAATAGATGGTGCTGGAGTTATCTTAAAATCGTAACCAAATAATTTTCTATAAAATTGACCTACCAAATGAGATTTATGTTGAAAAATTCTATCATTTATACAATAACTTTTCACACAATTAGGAGAACAAAAATTACCAAATAGTTTATATCTATTGGTTTTGGTACAATAATCTATAGGCAAATAGAATGGTTTATCATTAAAAAAATGATGACAGTTATAACATTTTAAATTATGTTTTATACCTTTTTTATTGTCTTTGTTATAAAGTGTTAATTTTTTAGTTGTATCGGGTTTAAAATTACAGTTGTCTTCTTCATCACTTGAAACCGTTATTCTACAGTTGTCGTTTGTACTGTTTACGAAAAAATCAGATATATTAGTCTCACTTGTTTCTTTATCATGAACTTCAATAAAAATATTACCGAACTTTAAATTATTTGTTTTGTAATTGTCACTGATTATCGTTTGTGTTTCTTTTACGGGAATTACATCATTTGACTCTTCTATTGTATTATTTTTGAATGGAGTAGTTTCAAATTTTTTCTTTCGACCTCTTTTTTTAGGTTTATTATCTACATTTTCACTCATTTATAAATACATTTAAAGACTCTTTATATTTTTTATTAAATTGTAATGTGGTTTTTATATGGTGTTACAGTTGCATGGGTTTTAGCCCATCTTACGCAGGCTACTATAAATTATTTAACATTTAGCGTAGATAAGAAGAAAAGTTTAGACACATTTGAAAGAACTCAAGATCGAGATGAATACACTCTGTTGTGTTATGTAATTACTTACGAAAATGGAGAAATTGAAGTTTTAGGTGAAACAACTTTAGACGAAATCGAAGAAAAAAATGAATTAAATAATATAGATTATATAACTATTAAATATATGTTTAATGGTAAGCTAATGAAATACATCACAAGACAAATGGATATTGAATTTCCCATTTATAATTTTAATATAGAACCCGAAAAATACACATACTACCCAGAGATTATGTTTCTTAACAACTATGATGTAACTGATTATGTTAGACCCTATCTAGGACCTTTATGTAATTTCTATGGAGATCGAGAGGAACCTGTTAAACTACAAGATGTTTTGAGAGAACACCCCAGTTATGATAAATTTAATTTTGAAGAAGGAACGTTTATAATGATATCCAATAAGACTAAATTTTATGGTAGAAAAATTATCTCAAAAGATCTTCCATGTAATCATCTTGTATGGAAAAGACATGCAGCTGTTGATCCAAGAGATGAAGAAAAATTGATTTCGGAAAATGAATTGATAATTTAATTAATTCACAATTTAATTAATTTAAAAAAATCAGGGTATATAATATTATTTCAGAATAATGTCTTTTACTGATTCTGGTGTGATATTTACATTCAAAACTGTTCAAACAAACGCGATACGAATTTTATTTGAATCTCTAAAAAACATACTCTCAGATGTTAATTTTAAGGCTGACTCTACAGGACTTAAATTAACGGCGGTTGATGGAACAACTAGTGCCATAGTTAATCTTATGTTGTATTCTGAAAAATTTGAAGAATACAACTGTGATAACTCTATAAACATAGGTATAAGTTTAGCATCTGTGTTTAAGATATTAAAGGGTATTAAAAATACTGATACAATTTCATTCACTATTTTAAAGTCAGATCCAAATAATATGATATTGACATCACAGAATAGTGATAAAAAATCAATAATCAGAAGTAAAATTAAATTACTTGATATGGATGAAAAAATTTATAATATACCAGATATTCATTTTGATTCTTATATTACAATGCCTTCTTCAGACTTTCAAACTTACATATCAGATCTTTCTAATATATCATCTGAAATAGAAATAAAAACTAATTCGGATAATATGACTATGACAGCTAAAGGAGACTTTGCAGAACAAAGCGTAACAATAAATGAAACAAATGATAAAGTATCGGATAAAAAAAATGAAAACAGTGGGTTATATAACATTAAATACATCCAACTGTTTACAAAATCAACTAATTTATGCGGAACTGTAGAAATTTATCTAAAGACTAATTATCCGCTTACTATTTTATATAATGTAGCAAACCTAGGCGTTCTTAAATACTGCCTCGCTCCAATTTTATAACTGGTTTAGAATAACACCCACAGGATGTCTTTTTTAATTTATAATACAATTTCATCATTAAACTTTTAATTGTTTTATATATAGTTTTATACATTTGAGTGTTTTTAAGAAGCTGAAGAGCTATATCTAATTGTTTTTCATCTATTTCTATGTTATACTTTTTAGTTAATAACTCATCAACACTTATAATTATAATGTTTTCTACGGAATCAGGTGTAAAATCTTTAAATAATTTTTTATTTGTGTGTAAAAAAGTCATTAAATTTAACATAAGGGGTAAGTAGTCTATTTTACCATCTTTTAGTTCTTCTTCAAATATATCTAGTAAACCGTTTACTAGAAGTATGTTTATAAGCTTATTGTAATATTCATTCTCTCTTAATTCTAAGACAATCGCCTTAAACGATTTCATTTCATTTAATTATATTATATATTATTATATAACTAAATGAACAAAGAATTATTAAATGGTTTAGTATTATCATTTATAATCACCTCAGCCTTTGATCTGGCTTTAAATTTATTACCTCCTTATCTCGGGGGTGCAACTAGAATTAGAGAATATTTTAATCATCATACACCATTGGCAGCCGCTCTTATAGCCGGTTTTGTCGGTGCAGTAACTTATGCAGTTATTTATGCTATTTATTCGGGATCTCCTGCACCAACTTCGTATAATTTTTTTGTAATATTCTGCATTAGTGCATTAATAGGAATTCCTATGAGATACTCTGGTTTATTCCCATATCTAGATAAATATTATTACCAGGTTATGCCTAGAATACAGTCTTACATAGCAGATGGTTTATCCGGGCTTATGGTTTCACTTATTTATTATTATATTTTAGGGCAAATTGAGCCCCTGACAGCCGCTATCGGTGGCTTTACTATAGCAACGATTTATTCATTACCTATTTAAATTAAATATAATTTAATTATATACATTATATAATAAATGAAATACTTATACGATTTCTTTAGTTCAACTAACTGTAGAGCCGTATTATTATTATGTTTTATTCTGTTAATACACATGTATATAAAAATAAGAGAATACACACACGAATTAAATATGATGACAAAAGAAGAGATTTAATTAAAAAATAAAATAATAATATATGTTAAATATTAAAATGAGTACTGAACCACTATTAACAAAACCTAAGTTTAGCATGCCAAAAATTAAACTCGGTGAAAAACAAAAAGCATTCTTTGCTAGTGAAAACTTTTGGACCTTATATTTCCCTCTTGGATTGTTCTTTACAGTTGGTCCATTTTTATTCTGGTTTTTGAACTACGGTCCACTCAAGCGCGTTGCCCCAGATCCAATGGATAATATAAGAATTTCAAAGAGAAACATCGGTAATGATCATAGGGAAATGATGTTTAGTAACAGGAATATGAGACGAAGAAATAGTTATCAGCGTCAACATAAAAAGACTATGGGCGGTGATGAATTTGGCGGATATTACGGTATTCACCCTAGGGGATTTTCACAGGGTGAACCTAGACGGAAAAATAAAATAGGTCAAACTATGGAAATTGATCCAGGAGGCGCCGGGGAAGAAGAAGACGACGACTTTATTCAGGGTGTAAAAAAGGTAGATGAGCGAAATAGAAAAAGACTCTCTAAATCAATGCACACTGGAACTGGAGTAAATAACACTGGACATATACAACAGGTTAGTGAAATAAATACAGCTACAAATCTATCGTCCATAAATGATTTTACAAGCTCATTTGGAATGAACAATGGAGAAAGAAATATTAATAGATATATTCAGCCACTTGAACCTAGAGGAGTATCCTCTAATGCATTAAATTTCGCAAGTATCACGAAATAAATAATCAAGGGGTAAATCGCAACATTCTTCAATATTTTGTGTTTTATTTTCAGGGTAAGTTATATTAAAATTTCTTGTCCTATAAAATGATAGTCTTTTTTTATTCCAATTATTAAATATACTAATACTATCATTTAAATCTATCACAACAGGTGAATTTTTGTTTACTTTTCTTAGTATTCTCCCAACGGCTTGTTCTATGTTACATTTAGGAGAAGCTAAAACTAACGTGTCAAGTTCTGGGTTATCATACCCTTCTGAAGCCATTTGATACGTTGCAACTATAATGTCACATTTATTTGAAATATCCAGTTCATTTTTTTTCATACCCCCGTAATATAAACCAGCTGTGTAAGATTTGTTCTTTAATTCATGTACTATCTTTTCACAGTGATACTTTCTGTCTGATAATACAAGTATTTTACGCCCTTCCTTTACATGTTCTTCTATTAGACGTAATATAAGAGAATCTCTACATTTTATTCCTGTTACATTTGTAATACTCGCAGCACTGTTTACTTTACCATTAGGTAGGTATTTAATAGTATTATCAGGGTGTTCATAAAATGTATAAATCTTTATGATAGGTTCTATTACAAGTAACTGTACATTTACTGCTACATCACCTAAAAACCAACTAAGTGTATGTTCTAATTTATCCGCTCGCTTTAAAGTGGCTGTTAAACCTAGATTGTATTTTGATCCTATTTTATAAAAAGCGGATGAAAATACTTTGGAACAATAATGATGTGTTTCATCCCAAATAGAAAGAGAAAAATCATCAAATGTATCTTCCGGGTAATCTTTCATAGAAATACTTTGAATCATTCCTATACACACATCAGGTTTAGTGTTTATAATCTTACCTTGTATTATACCCGGTTTAACTCCCAAAAATTTTATTATTTGTTCCCTCCATTGTTCTAAAAGCGTTTCTTTGTTTACAATAATTATAGTTTTCACACCCAAAAGCGATGCAATATAAAGAGAGGCAAATGTTTTCCCCCAACCTGTGTATAAACACGCTATACAAGATTCTTTTAATGTGAGCTCTTTGTATATAGTATTTATAATTTCCCTTTGATAATCTCTAGGATTTCCATTTATGTTAATATTACAAAAATTTACTTTGTTTTCTATAAGTTCACCTTCTTTAGAAAAATGTTTTGGTATGTACATAAAATTATCCTTTAACTTATAAAGACAATAATGTATTGGAATGGGCGCCCCAGGTATAAAAGGTGTAACTGTTAATTTTTTTTTAAGTTCGTTGTTTTGTTTATATTTTCTACCTTTCATATGTTTTTAATTATTTTTTTTAACTTTAAATATATTGTTTATATTATAAATGATAAACACTTCCCCTAATGTTATTAATAAATGTTTAATAGCTTCTATAATAGCTGTTTTAATTAATATAATATATTCTTTCTCGGTTCTCCCTTTCGCCACATCTGAACAAATTGTTCCTACTTATGGAGCAGAAAATTTGTCTTATTTCTCTCAGATGGTACATCTTACTATATTAGATAACAGGGTTTTATTCGCAAGCTCAATTCTTACATTTAATCTTGTGTTCATTTCTGTTAATATGGCTTTATCTATATAATTGTTATTTATAAAATATTTAGTTAAATCAAATTAATAATATAAAAATTAATTACATTTAATTATATTATTGATATGAATTGTAATTGCGGAGTTAAGTGTTTTATGTATCAAACACTTGAACCAATTGAAGAATTTTATCAAAGGGTTTTAATTTGTAGTTGTGGTCTATACATCACCGATGGTAAAAAGAAAACTAAGTGTGATTTTTATACAAAAAAAATATTACAAACCGGAATAATTATAGATAGTCCTGTTATTATAAAAAAGGATTATGAAAAACACATAGTTGATGAAGACGTATGCGTAGATAAAAAAAGTAGAAAAGACATTGAATCGAATATTCATTTACTTAAAATAGCACAAGTTTATCCAGTTAATATTTCTAATTATGTATCATTAATAAACTATAATCTAAGAAAACTCCATTATAAACCGTTTTTTCCAGATAAAGAAAGTATTGATCATTTAATTAAAAGGTTGGATTCTAAACCAGATGACATAAGAAAAATTGTAGTGTTTCCCACTAAATGTAAACGTAAATGTAAATCTAAGAGGACAAATAATAAATATACACACAGTATAATAAATTTAGACAACTATAAATTTATTGATGATAGCGAAGAAAGTGATTATTCAGATGATAATGAAAATGTTAATGAAAGGTATGTATCAGATATAGATTATGATACGTTTGATGACGAATATAACGAAGAAGAGGCGTTTAGTGATTAAAAATAATTACCTAATTAATATAATAAATAGATGTTATCATCGATATTAAATAATGAAACCAAAGAAGAATTTAAAACTATAGTAGATGTTTTAGTATTTCCTGTTAAAATTTATTGTATATTACTTTTATTATTTATTCTAGTATTAATATTTGAATTATATATATTAATTAATTTAAAAAAATCTAAAATAATAAGTTAAATGTTAGCTGTCACAGATGAAGAAATTCAATATTTTAAAAAGGATATTACAGACTTTACTAATATAGAAAGACAAATAAAAGAGCTAAAGGCTAAAATGAAACCCTATCAGGATAAAATAAAAGAACTAAGTAAATTGAAAGAGACTAAAAAGGAAGAAGTTATTAATTTTATGGATTGTAATAAATTAGATATGTGTAATACAGATGACGCTTCTTATGAAATGAAAGAAACTAAAAGCACTAAGACAGTCACTAAGGGAGATGCATATGATAGAATATATAAGTTTTTTTCAGATGATTATGATAATATCAAAGACATGAATTTAGAAGAAAAATCTAAGTATCTACATAATTACATTTATGTAGATGGAAGGGAAACAACTATGGTAAAAACGCTAAAAGCTAAAAATTAAATATTGGTTTATCTTCTATATCTGACATGTCTTCTGAACTATAGTACATATCATTTTCTTCCATCTTAATTCTAGAAATAATTTTAATGTATGTATCTTTTGTTAAATTGATTATGTCATTGTTTTTATTTGTCTTAATTATTAAAATGTCTCCATAAAATTTATCTTTTGTAAAGGGAATTATATGTATATTTAAGTCATTATCTATTTTATTGTATAGGATAATATAGTCATTACAAATTATGTAATGTTTATATTCTTCAAATTCGATGTTTTCTAAACTAAACTTAACCGTTTTAAATTTAATTTCATTTATTTCACCATTCTTTTTTAAAAGAAGTCCAGTCTTCATTATACATAGAATGTATTTTATTATACAGGTTTTAACGTGTATAAAATAATATAAAAAATTTACTTAAAAAAATATATTATATTAATTTATACTACCGGATGTCTATATATGAAAATAACAGAGACTGGAACAATGTTGTAAAAGAAAAAATTAAAAATGCGGATCGTGAGGCTATATTCCATTTCTTCGAGGAATTAGATAAAAAATGGAGTATAAATTCTTCAAATATGGGTGATATAATGAAGAATTGTTTTAGTTCTTTGAATATGGATAAGTTAGATACCATAGATATCGGTATTTTGAAAATAGAGTTAGATAAAGCAATGTATGAAACAACATTGGTATTTACTAAATTTAAAAAACTTATACCAGAATATGAAGAATATTCTGATAAATGGAATAAAATATACGAAGTTATTTTCTACGGGGAAAGACTCATTCGCGATGTATATTTACTGCATAAAACATGTGATCCGGAACATAATTCATTGTCAAACGAAGACCCGGATATTCTATTCAAATATGCCAGATTTAAAGACGACTCTAAAAAGACAGCTTATCAGTGTCTTCTTTTGTATATGATTGAACAGTTTTCAGAAGATGGGTTTGCAAAGTTTAATGGAAATCTATATAGACCCCTGATAAAAAATGGTAATAATACTCACGCATGGGAAAAACTCTGTACTATTAAAGAATATTTGTATCAAAAAACAGATCATAAGATAAATTTCAATCAATGGAAAAATGCGACATCAAATGCTGGAAATATAAACTCGGCTGAAAAATACTTCAATGAGTTTATGGGACCAGAACTACCAGAACTCAAAAAGGATAGACATCTTTTTGCATTCAAGAATGGTAATTACATCACTAAATATAATACTGCACCAGTAGGAGAAACTCCATATTATGAAGACATCTTTGTTCCCTATGGACAGAAACATCCTTACATAACCAATTTTTCGGTTGCCGCAAAATACCATGACCAATCATTCAATAATTTTGATGACATTGAAGATTGGTTTAATATCATTGAATACTGTCCAACTTTTAAGAGTCTATTGGATTATCAAGAACTTCCGGAAGAAGTTCAACGGTGGCTTTGTGTTTTTATGGGTAGAAAGCTTTTTAAAATCGGAGATCAAGATAACTGGCAATGCCTATTGTATCTATTAGGTCAGGCTGGTACGGGTAAGAGTACAGTTCTTATGAAAATTTTGCAAAAATGGTACGACGAAGAAGACGTTGGTATTATTTCAAATAATATTGACACTAAATTTGGTATCAAACCTCATGTAAATAAGTTTATGGTATTGGCACCAGAGATTTCCGAAAATTTTAAAATGGAACAAACTGATTGGCAGCTTCTCGTGGAAGGCGGGAGAAACACTTACTCAGAAAAGTATAAAAATGACGAAACTATTGAATGGACTCTGCACATGACAATGGGTGGTAATAAAATCATGAGATACAAAAATAACTCCGAGAGTGTTTCTAGGAGAACAGTTGTTGTAAATTTTTGGAAAAAGGTTACAAAAACAGATACCGCCATAGATAAGAAATTGGCTAAGGAACTTCCCGTTATTATGAAATTGTGTGTATCTGCTTATTATTCTGCTGTAAGACAGTATGGAATTAGGGGTATCTGGGATATACTCCCTAGATATTTTCATGAGAATAAGGAAGATATGGAACAAACTACTAATGCACTACAGAACTTTCTTAAGTCTGGTAAGGTTGTATTTGGTGATAAACTTTACATACCCGCGAAAGTATTTTCTCAAGAATTTAATGAACATGTTAGAGAAAATAATCTAGCAAGAGAGCAGTTTACAAAGGATTATTATGGAGGTATTTTTACAAACAATGGGATAAAGGTAATTCAACAGGGTAGCAAGGAATATCCACGAGGTTCTGGGATTATGTTGAAAAGAACTATGTTTTTTAAGGGTATTGATATAATTAACCAATCTAATGACGACGATGATCCTGAATAAATTATTTTACGTTGATATTACATAAATAAAATGTAATTCTTATCTTAATAAATGCCAAAGACAGTAGTAGATCCATCCCCTGATGTAGATGTAATGAATAATTCGTCTGATAGCAATTCTATGATTTATATCATTGTACTTCTATGTATTATAGTAATTGGTTCTTTTTTTATGTTTAAAGTTTATAAAAGATTGCAAAAGCTAAATGATGAAGTTATTAATATTACTACAAAAGGAGACAGCCTAGACAGTAATTCTAAAGAACATAATAGAAAACTAGACATTCTAGCTGAAAACTTAAGGAGAGTTGAAAATAATGCTGTAAAGACAGCGGCTGTAAATAATATTGGTAAATTAGACCCCCCTAAGCATGTAGAAATATCTTTAGATAACAATGAGACTAAAGTTTTAGAAGATATAACAGAGGAGTAATTTAATAACAACTTATTGTATTTTTACATTTAATGAAATTCGAATTGGTTATATTTTTAATACTTTCGAATTCATCATTGTCTACATATAAATTCCATTTTATTTTATTTAAAACCTGTTTCTCTAAAGGCCCTCTTCCTGATATTTCAAAATCACACATGAATTTATTTGATAATATTATACACGTTTCAATAAGGTCTTTTATATTTTTACTATCGATAATTGAATTGGAATCTTTATACCTTCGAAGGTATATAAGTGTTAATATTATACTATCTGATTCGAAAATATCATTATCTTGAAACAAATTAAATATCATTTTATATATACCTCTTGTGTTCTTATCGTCTTTAAATGAAAAATCTAAAATATTATTTATATTTGAAATTGTCAACATATTAATATAATATTTCATTATTATTTAAAATTTTTATTAAATATTTAAAAGTCTTGAAGTATAGATTTATATCAGAACCCCCTGTTAAAATAATACTCCCCGGTCTAAATATAGCAACCGTTAGTTTATTATTTGTTTCGGGATCTTCAATTTTTACATTTATCCCCGGATATTTACTCGGGTTAAATGAATATCTTTTTATGATAGAATCTTCAGAATTTAATATGTCACATAATACATTCTGTTTGATGTTTTTTGATATTTTAAAATCGGAATTGATCATACATATTCGAAGGTCTGTAATTTTTGAAATTTGGGGGTTTAAAAATGCTTCAACTTCTGTAAGCCTTCTATATATCTTTCTTACTGCATAAGTAGCTGACATAACATTCAATACACCAGCCAATTGTATATTTCCGTTTTTAAATATTTTTAAAGATATTCTTTTTTTATCCTGATATTTTACTGTGATGTATGTATTTATACAATTATAAAAAACTTTAGAATCTTCATTATTAATAAATCTGTCTTTGTATAATTGTAAATCTATAATAGAATTAAAGTTGCAACATATAGTCATCGTTGAAATAGACCATTTTTTGAGTATATCAATAGAACCTAAATCGTTATAAGATCTTATTTTCTCATAATCTTCAAAAAATGTTTTAAAATTTTTATGACATATACAAGGCATGTCTGTGTATTTTTTCTTAGGATCGCATATTTCACACATATCTCTTTATATCTCTTTATATACAGTTTCTTTATATTCGTATTTTTTAGCAATTTATCTGGTAATTAATCCAAATAAATAATTTTTTATTAAATTGGCTAAAGAAGTCTCACTAGTTATACTCTGAATACACGCTTCTAATACCATATTACTATCGTCATTAGAATGATTTTTTATTAAAAATCGTGCATAGTAAATAATTCTTGGTAATATGTGACTATATAAATCTAAATCATTTACGGTCAGTAGTTCTATTGTATTTAACTCTGTTATTATATCATACATACAATATGTTATTATATTTAATTCTACATCCCGTTGCATAGTTGGTGATACAATAACTTTAGTCGTATTCTGTCCGTAATAATAAATTATAAGTTTATTAATTTCAGATATTTTTTTATCTGTTATATCTACTCTTGTGCAAGGATCATTGAAGTTATCTGTTTTTTCTAAGTATTTAATAAAATTATCAAAATCATAATAGAAAAAGAATTTATCAACCTTTATAGATACGAAGGGATAACTTAATTTTTCTAAAGATATTTTACATGTATCATCTTTCATTAATTTTTTTCTAAAATGTCTTTGTATGTAACTTACTGTTTTAAAATCATTGAGTTTATTTAAAAGTTGAAATTTATTACAATTACTTACATATTTTATTTTATTTATTTTGCATAATTTTTTTAACACCCTATAAGATAATATTGAATTAAATTTAATTAACATAGTATAATATCCATTAATTATATTTTTAAATTTATTAAAATGTTTAAAAAAATAATTAATAGTATTGTAAATCGTAATGAGTTCATTTAGATTATCTAAAAAAACAGTACATAGTGATTCTAGAATGTCTATAAGTGCTAAACACAATGAAACAATAAATAAAATAGAATCTGAAAATGATAATCTACCAAGATACAAAAAAGAATTAAACGCATTATTAAAATCAAAAAACAATAAACAAACGAATAAATTATTAACTACAGACAAAAAAAATGAAATATCAGACATAGATGTAAAAATTAACCAGTTAAATGATAAAATAAATTCTATAGAAAAATGTGAAAATTTAACAGAGTATTTATTTAATTCTATTGATTTTATTAAAAATATAGATGGTATCGAATATACAGAAAATAACGAAAACAAGAATGACGGTATTTTTAAATATGTATCAATGGATATGGAAAAGAAAAATGAGGACAACTATAAAATGTACATGAAACAATGTTTCCCTGAAGAAATAAATAATATAGAATACTCTGCAAATACATATACTTGCAAGAATTGTTTAAATAACATGTGCCAAGATAGTTCGTCTGGGTTAAATATATGTTATTCATGTGGGTTAACAGAGATTAATTCCGTTTCTCTTACACCGGAATGGAATGTTTCTGAAACCCATGACTTTATTAAACCGTATAGTTATAAAAGGACTAGTCATTTTAAGGAATGGATAACACAGATACAGGGTAGAGAGGGTACCCACATTCCTGATAATATTATAAACATGATAATAAATGAAATAAAGAAAGAGAGATTAACAGATAAGAGTTTAATAACATATTATAAAATCAAAGAATTTCTTAAAAAATTAAAATTAAATAAGTATTATGAACACATACCAAACATAATCCACAGAATTACAGGAAATAAACAGCTTATTATTTCACAAGAACTTGAGGATAAATTAATTGATATGTTTAACAAAATACAAGATCCTTTCATGAAACACTGTCCCAAAGAAAGGAAAAATTTTTTAAGCTATTCTTATACTTTATATAAATTTTTTGAATTATTAAATAAACCCGAATATCTTATATATTTCCCTCTTTTAAAAAGTAGAGAGAAATTATTCGAACAGGAGAGAATATGGTTTTTGATATGTAAGGAATTAGATTGGCAATTTAATAAATGTATCTAGTACATGGCAAGCGACGAAGCACCACCCTTGAAAAGAGAGGTTGTCTCACCTACACATGTTACGTTAACAGTGGTAGCCTTAGCATCCTTCGAGAAACTTAGTACAAGTCTAATGTTATCAAAACGATTAAGGGGTACCGACGAACCACCGTAGGCACGCGACGCTAGGGGGAAGACGTAAATAGACTTTCTCGACTGATCGGGATCTCTCATATTATTACCCATTATATTATCAAGGGAATTGGAGATTAGACCGAGAGACGAGGCGGTTGTACCATCTAGTAGCTGAGCATCAATTGTACCCGAGAACGAGGACGAATTAAGCTTAAGCTCGGCGGTATCTAAACCACAACCAGCTTCACCGGTTACGGTGATGATAAGGTGCGACGAATATAAAGAGAAATGATCTAAATCAAGTGTGTAGTTCTGCTCGAAACCAGCCTCCTGAGACTTATTAACATTCTGAGTCATCTTAAGACGCTTGGGAATACCAGCGGGCTGTGTCTTCATCATCTCGCGCTCCTCGTTACACATAATCATGCAACGACCGTAAAGCTTACCGGGTTCAATAGTAACCTGGGAGGAAGTTGGAACAATGCTCTCATGAGAATCAGTGAATACCTTAGAAAGATCATCAGTAAAGTATACCTTAATCTTAACAGACTGGTGTGGCGCCGCCGCCATTAGATAACCATTCTCTGTATTCTCGGTAAAACCCTGTAGCTCTGGGGCCATGGTTTTAGTTAGAAGTGGGAGACGAAGGAACATGCTGCGACTCTGTGGGTTGGCATCAGTAGCTGGGACTTCCTGGAAACCACCGGCTAGAGTAGACTTACCTGTATTTACAAGAGAGTCTAGAGTGTAACCACTGTCTGTATTGTAAATGTAAGAATCGTTAGTATTTCCAAGACTTGGAGCACTCTGGTATGTGTTCTCATTAGAATTACCCTCAGTGTTTATATGATTAGGTTCGTATATAGCAGCTGTTCTACCGGCGGTATCTAATTCAACGCCGTTTGTGTTTACAAAACCGTTTGCCTGGGTTCCAAAGCGCTTGAAAACACCCTCACCCATCTCAGTGCAGTTACACGCTACGATGTCGTCGTTTTCTAATGTCTGCCAAATCTGGGTACCTACCTGAAATTCTACGCGCTCAATGATAGAAGCTAGACCAAAGTTATTAAACGTGAAACCATCGGGGATATCCTTGGTTGCACCCGAGGCTACAAGACCCGAACCCAACTTAGATGTGGCTGGAGGGGCAGTACATTTTACACCTACCTGTAAGTATAAATCACCTAGAGCATCGATGTCGTTATTTACTGTAAAAATCTGATTGCCACCCCAACTGGTGGTACCCGAGACACCGCTTGTTGGAATTTCCATAATAGACGAACCGTATAGAAGCTGACGAGTTGTATCGTTTTTGTTATAGAATAACGACATTACATCACTGTCATTAGCGGCAATTTTATTTGTAACAGCAAGACCCTGGGTCCCACTTCCATTATACGAAGCATGAGCAGCTACAGCTCCAGACATTTT